ATAAAGTAGTCCTATCCGGGTTCTATCCGGTACGCTGTGGGTACAGCATAAGTCCGCCACACTATGCGGCTCGCTATCTGACACAAGTATTTATCCTTGCGAAAGAATTGCCATTAATTCTACTTTACTAACAGTATTAAGTATTTTATTGATTTGATCTAGTTCATGTTGAGCATTTTTTAAATGTTGCTCTTTTCTTGATTGCTTATATTTGATAATATGGTCCATATGAATTTTCATATGTACCTCAATACTTTTTTCTATAGCTCTAACATCATGAGAAAACATAGGATGTCTTTTGCGCCAAGTAGCAAATTGATCTCTTAGCTTTTGAAAATCTTCCCATGTTTTGACTTCTAACATACTTGTATATATTATACTAGTTTGATAAGATTGTCAAGTCATAAAAAAAGGGCCCCGTAAGAGGCCCTTTTAGTGTTCCAAGTAATATTACTTGAATGATACGCTTGAGTCTGTGATCTCAACACGTGCCAAGTAGTCTGCAGCATTACCTAGAGACGATGCAGTGTTTGTTAACTCTACATATCCGTATCTAGTCATGAACGAAACTACAGGCTCAAATGTGCCTGGATCTAGGACTACGCCACTGCTCATCAATGGAATGTATGGGCAGTAGAACGCAGGTGCGTCTGATTCACTTGATCCTTTGTAACCAATAAGAACAGGTGCGTCATTTGCAGCGTAGCTGTCTACGTATACCTTCATAGCGTTGTTCAAAGTACCAACCATCTTAGTGTTAGTTGGAGCTTCGAAAGTACCTTCAGTTGTTCTTGCGAACGCTGAAGTTGTAGCACTTTGAAGGATTGTTAGCGCGAACGGTGAAACTACTGCGTAGTTACCTGCGCCACGACGTGTACGCTGAGCGATTAGGTTTGCTTGTCTGTTAATTAGAACAGCTAGTGCAGCATGTTCGTCACCAACAAATGTAGCAGTACCTGATACCGCTGACTGGTCATATGTTTCTGAACCAGTTCCAGCAAGATCGCGTAGCGAGTTAATTACTTCCTGATCAATTTCAGCAGTAATTTCCTGCGCTAGTGCAGCCATGATTTCAGCTTCAATATCAATTCCTTGCTGAGCTTGAGCATCTTGAGCCGCTTCAAAAGTCCATCTAGCTGATAGCTTTCTGGTTTTTGCTTCGACTGTTTGCTTCAAGATCTGAATTGACATCTTGTTGCCTGCCTCACCTTCAAGTGTAGCAGTTGATCCGCCTTTAGCAGGATCAGCTGAGTTACCTGAATAAGCTGCAGCAATCTTGAATGGGCTTAACGCCTCTTCACCAGCTGTTACGCCCGCACCGCTATCTGTACTCGCATAGCGAACACGTAGAGTGTGGATTTGTCCAACTGGACCTGTCATTGGTTGTACACCAACTAGTTCATTAGCAATGACTGTTGGCATTACACGTCTGATCACAGGTAGGATCACACGATTTAGGGTAGCAACGTTACCGGCAGAAGTAGCACCAGCTGTAGCGGACTCTGAAAGATACCTTTTAGTATTTTCTAGAGTGACGTCCATCACTGATTTGCGAGTTCCATCAAGGCCTTCTAATAGAGCGCCTTTGGTTTCCTGCCAGCGTGACTCGAGTAGTTCTGACATAATTTTATCTCCTTAAACTTTAAGTCCCGCGAGCTTGCGGATGTCATAAATTGCAGCAGTTTTTTCCTCACTGCTGTTTGCTTGTGCCTGTGTTTCTTTATTGCCTGTAACTTCTTTGCCTTCTACCAGTGTTGCCTTTGATTTTGGAGCATCGCCTGCCATAACAGCTGGCAAGTACTTTTCAAATGCCGCGTGTAACTTGTCTGTTTGTACACTTTCAAGTAACTCGTTCATTACTGATTTTTTCTCTCCAGTAAGCGGATTTAATAGTTCGCCCATTATTTCTTTACGTGAAGCCATATCTTTCGCGATTTTGATTTCACGTTCTTTGCTTTCTACAATTTCTTGCTTCTGAGCAATTTCTTTTTGTGCTTCAGCCAACTCATCTTTTGCCTGCTCAACAACTTTTAAAAGTTTAGCAGTTTCAGATTTTTCATTTAAATGACTTGAAGCATATTCGCTTGCGAAGGATTCAAAAATCCTGCGACCGAAGTCATTTCTACGAGCGGATTCAATATCTTCTTTTAATTGACTAATTTCGCTGTTTAGTTTAGACTTAACTACGCCTTCGACTAATTTAGCTGACTTAGCAATAAATTCCGATTTGACTTTCTCAAATTTTGCTTTGCTTTCACGTACAAGTTTAACTTTTGTCTCTGCTAAGTCTTTCTTGTCAGTGTGGAATTCAGCAATTTCTTTTGAAAGCGCATCAACGATGAAGCTTTCTAGTTTAGCAAAATTTGCCGCTACGTTTTTACGATCTTCGTGTAGCTCAGATAGTTCAGATGCTAATTTTTGTAGGACGAATCCTTCCATTTTCTTAGTATCTGCTTCCATCTTTTTCGCATACTTGGCTTTAGCTTCAATAAGCTGATTGCGATCTTCGGCTAGTTCTGATAACTCAGATGCTAGTCTCTCGCTTACCATTTTATCAACAGCTTCTACCATTGTAGACTTATCATGCTCATATTTTTGAGCAAATTCTTCACGAAGTTCTGCGGTGACTTGATCACGGTTTTCCTGAATCTTGCTAGACCAAGCAGATTCAATTTCCGATTTCATTTCCTCGGAAATCACATCGTTTTCAAACAGTTGTTTAACAATATCAATCATGTGATTCTCCTACAGATCATTTCAGTTTCCTGATGATTTTCACCAGGCTTTCTGCGATATACTTCTGTGCCTTTGGGTCGCCTTGAACTTCTTGTGCTATTTTAAATGCCTTTTCACCGCCTAATGTGTTCATTAGATGCTCATATACGGGTGTCGGATATGCTCCCGGTGCGCTTGGTTGCGCCACAACATCTACTGTAATAATTTCGAAATCCGATACTTTACCGGATCCATCTTCTGAAACGTTACCGGAGCCCCTGCTGGAAACGCCCAGTTTAACTCCATCATCCAACATGGTTTGTACTAATTGTCCCATGGGGGTGTTTAGAATTTTCAATTTTCCGTATCCATTTGGACCATCCATCCACATTTTACTAATAATGTGACTAACTCTGTCCAAATTAATGCGTAGATCAGCAGGATGATCAACCTCTCCCATTACTGAGTAACCACCCTCAATTTGTTCGTTAAGGGTTTTGACAGCCCGAGAAATTTCAGAAGTAGGATAAACCCTCTGATTAGCATTTTTAATATCACCTTGGATACAAATGCCGCTCATAAAGAGGGATTTCTTTTCTCCTTCACCGGCCCTTTCGAGTTGTAACTGAGCTTGGTCGAAACTCAAATGTTCTGTTAGAGTATTTTTCACCTACTGGGCTCCGATTACTTACTGCCAATGATGCTTGTAGCGTCAGCAGATCCTTCACCAGCACCTTTCTTTTCGGCACCGTGTCCTGATCCATTGTTGCTCATGCGCTCATTGTCTGAAGAACCACCAACTTTGTTGATGTTCTTAGTGTTCATATCTTTTGGCTTGCCTGTTAGTCCAGTTTCTGAACCACCACCTTCGCCACCTTTTGCGATGTTAGCAGTTGTACCGCCCATGTTGTTTGGTTTTGCTACTGGTGATGCTTTGTTATCAGCTGATTCTGGCTTGCCTTTTTTCTCAGCACCGTGACCGTCTTTAACGTCGTTAGCGTATTCACGTACTGTTTCTAAATCTTCAGCACCTTCTTCTGATTCAAACTCTGGCTGAATAGCTTCCATGTCGTCCATTTCTGGCTCATCCATTTCGTCTTTTTCGCCGTCTGCGTATTCTTTGAAAGCATCTTCTAAGTCTCTGATAGCTGTTGTTAGGTCCATGATATCGCCTTTATCTGCGGCTTCACCATCACCTTCGCCTTCTTCGCCTTCTTCGCCTTCTGGCTCTTCAACGTCGCCCATCATAGCGTCTGTAGCGTCATCGTCACCTTCTTCGTCGTCTGCTTCCATTTCAACTTCGTCAAAGCCTTCTTCAACTTCTTCGTCGTCTGCGTCTGCTGACTCTTCTACAGCATCTTCGTCATCGTTATCTGATGCTTCATCTACTGCTTCGTCTTCATCTTTTGATGCTTCTTCTACAGCCTCATCGTCTTCGCTTGTTGCTTCTTCAACTTCGTCTTCGATTAGACCTTCGTAAATATCTCTTGATTTTTCTACCACATACTCGTGGAATAGTTCTTCTGCTTTTGCTGTGTCATCATTAACTAAATGATCTAGCATCTCAGCAATTTTTGAATTTTGTTCTGACATAATAAATCTCCTGAAATTGGTAAGCTGTCCATTATATTTACATAATAACAGTATATTACCCATTAAATGGTGTTTTTTTGAAGAATTCTGACTATTTAAATACCGTACCAGGGAATTCTTCTTCAAATTCTTCAAAATATACGTGACTAAAGTTATTTGTTACACGTTGTACATTGTCCGGTGTAAAAACATCTTTTTGACACACTCTATAGTATCTTTGGCCTGTAAATTCCCTTAGTATCTTTTCGGTCTGGTTAGCCCAGTTACCAAAATATGTTGCCTGATCAGTACTACGCTTATAATTAGGCGTATCTGCGTAAACGTTATTTACCTTTCCATTTAACCCTTCATAATCAAATCCAAGTATATAGATAGCATCATAGCTATGCTGACTAGCAAGCCATAAAGCTGTAGGTCCACTTGACCATCCTTTATGCGGATTAAAAAAATGTAAACCGGGTATTGTACGCACATCTTTATTAGGATTAGTCCATACTTGGTTGCGTAAATGCCAGCCTTTTTGAACTATTTCTTTTACCATTTTAGCATCAACGGCAATCAAATAGTCTGGGTTAAATTCTCTATAAACTGCGTTACAAGCATAAACTTTGCCATAGTTTTTTAACTGTCGCATATCAATATTCTTGCGACTAGTTCCGTTTCCTAAGACAAATGCTACATTATTATTGTTGTGCGGCGAGTTCTTCTGCGGTTGGTTGTCCATACATACCCTGTATAAATTCTAATTCGGCCGCTTTTTCAAACTCGTGTACTTCGCTGTTTTTGCGAAGTTGATTGATCTGACGAAGTGTTAAGCGGACTTTACGTGTATCACTTTTCTCAATAACATTTATGTCACGCTCATTAGAATAACGCTGATCATTGGCGTAATCCATTTTTTTATCGTCAAAATAAAAGAATTCCATCAGTTTCATAATACTATTTATACCTATACGTCTTCAGGACCGCCTGTGGCAGGTGCTGTTGTATCAGCAGGAGAATCTCCAGCGGCCGATGCCGCCATGTCATCTGGTGCTTCGGCATCTTGTGCTCCTGCTTCGGACGACATATCGTTTGGACTTACACCAACACTTCTCATCTGTGCTGACGCTTCTGCTTCTTGTGCTATCTTAGTACCGTTTTCTTCCTTCCACATAATTTCATTTTCTGTAACTTCTTCTTGTGAAAGTCCTAAGAAACGTTTTAGAGCAAATCGTTTACTCATGTATGGAACTTCTTGTAGCGCGGCAAATGTTTGTACTCTGTTATTATCAAGTTCTGCTTGTCTATAAGAAGCAAAGTTTTGTGGAGCGTTAAATGTAATTTCAAACAAACTGTTATCAATATTAACGCCTTGTTTAATCAACCAACGTTTAAATTCGTGGTCAAGTTCTGTAATAATAAGTTTTTGTAATCGTTTACAATATTCATTAAAACGTAACTCTTGTATATAGGCTGTGCCTACTTTACCGTCGTTAAACTGTGCTGGGCTGTCATCCGGCATAGTAGGGAGATAAGAACTTGGAATTCTTAACGCACGGAAAAGTTTGTTAGTAAAGTAACGCAGGTCATCAATTTCGCCTAGGTTAGTACCACCTGGTAATGTGTCAACTTTTGAACCTCTACCTTCAGCAGTTTGTGGGAAGAAGTAATCTTCTGAAATACTAAGTGGATTATAACTAGCATCAATTACATTTGCGCCACCGCCAGTGTTGCTTGGAATACGTCTTTGATTGATTTCGTTTTTAACACGTTCAACAAAGCTCATAGCCATGTGTGCTGGCATGTTACCTACGTCAACGTAGAACACTCTGCGTTCAGGTGCTCTCTGTACACGATAGATAATAATAGCATCTTCAAGTAATTCTTTTTGTTTGTATACTTTGAAAACGCTTTCTAGTAGACTATTACCAAAAGGATAGTTATTATCTAGTCCTTCTGATAATGATAAGTGAACAACATGAGAAGCATCAACTGCTGTTTCATTTTGCTCGGTTGAAAAGCGAGATCCTGTAGACTGGGGAGAAGAACCTACCATACCTCTGCCAAGAGCACCTCCACTCACATAAGCGCCTGTTCCAGCAGGTGAATTATGATTGTCTGGATGAATGGAAGTTGCTACAAGATTTGTAAAATTGAAATTTAAATCCTTGATAATATACTGTTCAGGCTTTTTACCTTCGGACTCATTAACAATAATCTTTGTAACTTTGGCTGGATCAATATGAAATAGTTTACCAGTCTCAGGATCTCTAAGGAAAAACTCATCACCATATTTAAAGCAGTTTCTTACTACTCTAAACATGCGTGTTTCAAATTGGTTTGATCTAAACCACTTCTGTAAGCCTTCCTTTAACAGTTTAACTTCAGTTTGTGTTGGATCATTTTTGAAGTAGATTTGAAATGTTGTATTGTTTTCTTTGTTTTGCTGTGTACAAAATTCAGCTAGGATATCAAGTGCGGCATTAACCTCACTGTCCATATCCATTGTATTGTATTGCATGTAACGCTCAACACGATTTGGTGTGCCAGCGTAAACATCAGGTAAAAAACTAGAATAGTTCGAACGGGCTGGACCCGGTTGACTACCGTTACCTAATGGGCTATAATTAGTAGTACCGCCTGCTGTGGGTACTGGTGTAAAATATTTTTTCCAACTCAAAGTCTTCTCCTAAGCAACGCCTAGCATTGTTTTATTATGAATAATTCCCAATCTTTCTAAGCGTATCATTTCCTGAACACTACTATTTACAGAATTTACTAGATCTTTCATTGGAATCTGAGCGGCACCTTCTTTGATTGTATCAAACTGAGGTTTGGTTAGGATTGCTTTATCACCCGAAACTGTTAATTTCTTCTTTCTTCCAAAATCATTAAACAATCTTCCTGTAGATTCTAGTGTGGATTCTAGTGTTCCGTTCCTAAACTTAGTTTCGTCTTTGTGTACTCCGCCGTCCTTATAAAGTGCTGATAGCTCTCCATTTATTTCTAAGTTTGCCGCCGCTAAAGTTTGGGAAGTTCTTGCTTCTCTTCCAAAAAATCCTTCACCGGATCCTATTAATCCTTGATCAACCATTCCTTGAATTAGTATTTTTTGCTGTACCTCTGTTAAATTTTTAAACCATTCTCTACCATATCGTTCAGTTTCAATTTGTAATCTAGCCAAAGATGGTGTTTCACCTGATAACGAAGTAAGTCTTAATCCAAACACACCTTCTAATAGATCTATTAAACTTTGAAATTTATCAGCATACTTGGCATTGACGTCTACCATTTTATTCAAAGTACTTGAAAATACAAAACCTTTTCCGTTTAATCCAGTTCTTTGTCCTAGAAGATCCATTCTTTTCCCGGTCATGCCTTCAGTAAATTTAGCAACGTCTTCGTTTTTTCCTTCTGCTTCAGACTGCATCATTCCAATACCAACAAACCCATAACCTCCATAACCAGCATACGCTGATGGACTGTTATACATGTTCTGTATGCTTTCTATCATATCAACAGCCTGTTTTGACTGCCATTTGTTGTCTTTCCACACTAACGGTCCTAGGTCTTCCGAACCCATCGACGCATAATCAGGATAAATCACTGTTCCTGGCATTATAGGCCCGCCTTCTTTTGCGTATGGGTTTTCCATGTTAGCAAGAGTATAAAGTCTGGATAATCTTCCTTGTCCAACTCCACGAACAAATGAATCTTGTAAATCTTCAATGGCCATATCTTTACTGGTTCTGATCAAAGGTATGTCAACACCAAATTTATCTCTTACTCGGTCTGCCATTCCACTTACTGTTGTATTAACACTTTCAGGCACCATAGCTTGAACAGTCAATGCTATCGCATTTTTTATCATTGCAGTAAATCTAGCTGAATAATAACTCATTTCATTGGCAAAAGCACCTTTAAAATAATCTCTTCCTGACTCAGTAGAAACCATTTTAAAGAATTCTTGTATTCTTTGCCACGCTTCTACAGTCCACTTAGCACTCCATTCGCCTGCTTTTCGGAAAAGCTCTGGAAGATCATACTGTGATAGGGCAGTTCCAAAACCGTTAAGTTCTTTAATCAATACTGTTTGAAATTCGCCTTTAAAATATGTTGCGGCTTGTTTCATAGCGTTAATAATTTCTGTAATAGTTTCTGTCTTTTCTTGCTGTTCCAATGCTTCTGCTAGCATTTTTCTAACAGCCGCTTTGTCTTTTCCTTTTAAATCTTTTTGTAGCACAGTTGCCGCGGCGTCTTTAAAATTACCATACATGTTTCCATGGGCTTCCGGAGCAACAGACATTATCTCAAGCAACCGTTGCTTCTGATTAACAGACCCTTGTGTCAGTAACAGTCCTTCAGCCATAACATCTAGTGTTAACTCTCTCATTTCTTTGGCGTCGGTCTCTGGATCTTGGGCGGCATCAGTTAACTTTTTAACCAAGGGCCTTAGATTATTGCCTAACATTAAATTTAGATCCATAGAAGCACCCGAAAATACATTAAGCGAATACATTTGGCTTTTAAATATTTCAGCTACACTTTCACCAAACACCATTGTAAGTGCTTGAGCACCCATTGCTGTTTTAACACCAACTGCTTTATCTTTCTTGTTAAGTGCTATTTGGAATATAGAATCTTTTAATATTTTTGCCGAAGCATCATTTACTTGAGCACTGTTCTTGCCAAATATTTTTGTTAAGGCATCTAAGTTTCTCATATATTCAAAAAATGAAGTTTGTACAATTCCGTTTGTTTCTATACTCATATCTGATGTACGTTGAGTATAAAACAAAAAGTCAACCATATTTTCGTTTATGTCTTTAAAATTGTATCCCATATTATACAATTTTTCGTTTAAATCATTTCCTGGTCTGAAAAACTCATTTGAAAACGTTGAAAAATTTCTAACGCCTTGATTTATGTTTGGTCCAAGAGCAGAAAACTTTTCAATATTTGATCCAACAACACTATTGAGCTCATCTAAAGACATTCTTGTCATTGCTGATATTTGAGCAAACTCAAGTAAACTGTTTCCAAAAGTTGCTCCGGCTGGTGCTAGTTTTTTAGATTCAGTGTTCCAAGTTTCAAGAGCACTTACTCCGGCTATAGCAACACTAGTTACACCACCAAACAGTCCGCCAACAACAGGAAGTTTCTTAATTAAGGTATCATTAAGATGTGTTCCAAACGCAGACATTCGCACTTCGCCTTTGCCCAGCATAGTGACAAATCCTGTAAGTGGACGGAAAGTTCCTTTAATAGCATTCTCTAGTGATTTTGCTTTACTAGCTAAACTGTTGAAAGGATTTTTTAATCCAGCTAAACTATTTTTTTTGCTTGCGGTTGTTTGGCCACCACCGATTGCTTCAAGCAACTCTTTCATAGTGGCTTCAGTAGCCATATTACTAATAGTGCTTGTGCCTAGTGCGTCATGTATAAATTTTACTTGATCTGCCATATGTTACCTTACGAAAATGTCGAAACAAGGTTTCTAGATCCTTGTGCCATTTTGTCTGAAATTCTTTCTGTTAGTCGGTTTCTTTGACTCATTAAAGAAAGTAGTTGACTTAAATTATTATTAAGTTCGTTCACTCCAGCACTTGAGAATTCAGCGGCACCTACCATTTCAGCGGCAAGTTCACCTGGTGTCATAATTGTTTCATAGTCGTGTGCTTCAATTTGGCTTCCACCGAAATTAGCAAACAGTGTATTCATTTCTCCTAGTGAACCATCTCTAAATCCAGCTTCTCCTAATTGAGCATACGGATCTCCACCTTTTTTACCCCATTTTGTAGCACCGCCAGTCATGTTTAGGCCCATATGAAGTCTAGTTCCGCTACCACCAGTATTCATATAGCCTTCTCCAGCACCAACAGCTTTTATACCTCGTGCCTTAGCCGCTTTTAGAAACTTCATCATTTGTGGACTATTAATATTCAAAGGTGTATTACTGCCAGCTGGATAAACATCTAAGTCAGCGGCATGACCGCCATCGTGCCTTTCTGTTCCTGTACGAACAACTCTACCATCAAGAAGATAATCGTCGCCTTGTCTTGTCTTAACACCAACTGCCGCATTGTAATCTGCTAAAGACATTTGTCCACCGCTAGTAATCCTAACGTCAACTCCGGCATCTCGAGCGGCTTTTGATAGAATAGCATTTAAATCTTTGGATATTGGTTTGTTTCTTATTCCTGATTGATCTTGATATATTGCTCCGCCTTTTTTTCCACCGCCAGGATGACCGCTATAGTCTTGTGCCGCTTGGTTAACACCAGTGTTTGGTCTAACCAATCTTGTAGCTTCCATATCAGCTTTTTCTCTAGCCCCAGCTATTAGAGGATCGTATTGGTTATTAATATTTTGAAGCGAAGTAGTAAGTTTTCCTTGATCAACTTCATCGCTTATACCAAGAATTTTAGGAAGATAATGGTACATGTATGTGAACAACTTAGCAACCATTTTTTTGATCGACAAGCCCAGTTGTTCTCTTCCTGAACTACCGGCTAGTTTAGCAAAAAATTTAGAAACACTAGGTAATGTGTCAGTAACAAAGTATCCAAAGTCTCTACCAAACTGTCTAATTTTGTTAGGCAGTTCTTTACCTTTCATTGCTTCTGAAAACATTTGTAACGGTCCGCCTTCGGCAGTCATAACATCTAAGAAGCCAACTTTAAAATCTCCCATTGCCGTTTCAAACTGTCTTATTATGTCAGTAAGCTCTTCTTGTTTTTTAAGTTCATCATCGGCTTTTTGGATCATTGCTTCGATTTCTTCAAGAGACATTTTTGAAACGTCTTTTCCTGTTCTAGCAATATATGCTGCAACATCAGCACTAACACCAGTTAATGTTTGTAATTCGCTAATTCCGATACTTCCTGCTTCTAACAGAGGTCTAAATTTTTCTAATTGCTCAGCACTGTGCTTTATCAATCTTGCTCTTTCTTTTACCGTCTGCTTTTGAAATGCTTCTAATTTTGTATTTCCGTCGGTAGCAACACCGATTGTTTGTTTCATTTCTTTGACAGCGCCTGGAAACATCATACCAAAGTATGCGGCCGCTTCAGTTGCTGGGATCAAACCTAAGAATAGAGCTTTAAACATGTTTGCTCCTTCTTTGCCATAGATAGCAGTATAATTTGCTAGAGCTAGATTTACTTTTTTACGTTCTTCTTCGTCTAGTTTACTTAATTTTAATTTATACGCAGTGTCGTTCTGAACATCTTGCATTTCTGTTTTTAATTGATCTGCTTGTTTTCCTGTCAGTGAAGTTAGTGTGTGTAGATAAGTTTGATAACTTACAAACGATTCTGCTAGTCTGCTTGAGTTTATTCTATCTTGTCTAGTACCCCTGTAGTTGTTTTCTAAAAAGTCAGCAAGTTGATTATTAATTACAGGAACAGTATAACCCATTCGGATTAATGTTTGTCTAGCAGGTCCGCTTGCTTTTAAAACTTCATATGAATAATTTGAAAACGCTGTAGCACCTTCTGTTACTGTAGCACCCAATGATACAAAAGTTTTATTGTTTTTTTGTACGAAAGCAGAAAATTCATCCAAGGACATGTATGTTCTAACACTAGCATTCATCATTTGAATAATAGAGTTATTAAATGTTGCGCCAGTTCCAGTTAGTGTTCTAAGAGTGGTATTCCATCTTTCAAACTCTTGTATTGTTCCTGAAATTGCTCCGCCAACTGTGCCTAGATATCTGCCAACCAAGGGCAGTTGTTTGATTACTTGATTGTTTAATACATTGGTGTAAGAACTTAATCGTCCTTCACCTTTAAACATCATACCGGCGAATGTACCAGCGGCTCCTGTTACATTTCCAATTTGATTAACAGCACCTTTAACAGCACCGCCTACTGCTCCGACTATTCCTCCAGCAATCATGCCAACCGGAGTACGTCCTAACATTCCGCCGCCGCCACCTCTAGAGGATCTATTTCCGCTAATAGCGGCTACAAGCTCTTTTAGTGTTGCTTCTGATGCGGCATTTTGGAGAACTGCTCCATCTAATTGTCCGCCGAGTATTTCTACAGTATCTTTTGCCATTTCCTATCCAAGAATTAAACTAGCAGTTTTCTGCGTATATAAATATCGCTATACAATACTATTTATAGGAATAAAAAATGGCTGAAAATAACAATCAATTTGATCCTACTGCTTTTATTCAATCACAAGCAGAACAGGCAAAACAAGCAGGGCAAACACCCGTGCCAGAAGCACCTGTTGCTGTTGCGCCTGTTTCAGGAAACCCTTTGGCACAATACTTTAGACAGCCAAAGATTCATGTTAAATTTCCAAGTGAGGGTAAATTCTGGCCCGTTGGAAGTTTAGAAACACCACAAACCGGCGAACACCCTGTGTTTGCTATGACTGCAAGAGACGAATTGCTTTTTAAAACACCAGATGCGCTTATGAACGGATCTGCTATTGTTGAAGTAATTCAGAGTTGTATCCCATCTATTAAAAATGCTTGGCAAATGCCTAGTATGGATGTAGATGCTGTTCTAACAGCAATTAGAATGGCTACATACGGAGTAGATATGGATGTAACAGCAGTTTGTCCTAAGTGCGAAACTTCAAACGACAAAAGTGTTGATTTGAGAAATGTACTTGATAATCTAAAAGGAATTGAATTTACTACCACTGTTGAAATTAATAGTGATATGGTAGTTCATTTACGTCCAATGACCTATCAAGAAATTACAGGAACTGCTCTTAAAACTTTTGAACATCAGAGAATTTTCAGTATTATCAATGATGAAAATTTAAAAGAAGATGAAAAACTTAGATTGTTTAATGAAAGTTTTATTAAGCTAACTGATCTAACTCTTGACACAGCAGTTAAGTGTGTTACAAAGATTGAAAGTGCGGCTGGTACTACAGACAATCCAGAATATATTAAAGAGTTCCTACAAAAAGCTGATAAAAATGTTTTTACTACTATTAACGATGCTGTTGGTAAATCACAAAACAGTGGTAAAATGGCTAGCTTCCATACAAAATGCGACAATGAAGAATGTGGGCATGAGTGGGATGTTAAACTAACATTGGATCAAGCGGATTTTTTCGGACAAGGCTTTCGCAGTTAAAAATTAACGACATCCTTGCCGAGACGAAAGCCATGGATGACCAGGCAAAACAGATCAAGGCCGAAGCCATGCGTTCTATATGGTATATGCGTGGTGGACTTTCTTTTTCTGAAGCTATGAATTTAAGCGTTGAAGAACGTGAAATTATAGTGGAAATTGTAAAATCAAATATGGAGACCACAAAGGAAAGTGGTCTGCCTTTCTTTTAAACTTCTTTAGCTTGTTTGAAAAGGTTCATAACCTTAACAGTGTCTTGAGGATCTTTCTTAAGCAGTTGTGTTAATGCCGCAGACATTGTTTCATGTTCCGTTTTGGTTAAACCCTTGCCTTGTAAACTCTTAGACATACTTCTTCTTAATGTTTGCGCATCTAAATTAGGAAACTCTTTAGCAATATTTTGATAGTTTAAACTACCTTTCACTTCGCCGCCTTCTTCGTCATCACCTGGAAAAATTTTAGAAGTATCAGCTGAATCTGGATCAGTAATGCCTGCTTTTACACCACCTGCGGCTTTACCAACTACACCGCCAATCGCTTTTCCGATTGTTTTAAACAAGCCAGGACCGTTTTTCTCGTCTCCGCCTTGTTGATCCTGTCCTTGATCTGTTTCAGGTTCTTGTTTAGGCGACATTCCTGTGGTTGTTTTAGTAGCCGCAATGTCCATGATCTTGTCTAATACTTTGTCAGGAATCTCTGCTTCCATA